TGCGGCTTCTAGCATTTTCTCAGGAGTAAGTCCTTGAGATTGCTCGCCCGGCTTTGGTTCTTCAGTTTTGATAGGATCCCACAGGGTGTTGAACTTATCAGCAGGGGATTGGTCCCCAGGCTTTTGTCCGTCCGCAGGAATCACTCCGTTAGGTGCAGTACCTGCCGAAGATGCAGGGGCAGGCGGAGCAGGATTCTGTGCAGGATTATTGGTCGGGGCCGCAGGAGCCGGAGCTGCAGCAGGAGGAGTAAAGATGTTAGTGAACCAGTTCATGATTTATTCCTGAGGAAAAAGAGAAGACTGCTCCGGAGTTTGGGGGCTCTGGGCGCCCGGAGACATTTGCGCTTCAGAGCTTGCTGAAATGGTAAGAAGGTGAGTCAGTGCATCAATCTGTCCGCGCAGATGTGCCTCACGTTGGGCAGATAGGATTGGATTAGAATAGTCTGGTTCGAGATTATTCTTCTGCACTGCAAGAGAGCAGATCTGATTTTGAATACATTGTTTCTGTGTGATAGTGAGGCAAGAGCCGACCTGGAATTCTTCTGCTGTGAGGATCCAGGATTGAAAAGGGGAATCAGGATTGAGGTGTGCCATTTTGAGATCCTTGAGACATTTGTGCTTCTGCGGCTGCTTCAGGAGAGTTCATGCGTGGATCATAGTTGAATTGTTCTGGAAGTGGCATGGGAGTCTTGAGTTCAATACCTTTTCTAGCAGCTTCCATTGCGACCATCTGCCACTGCTGGAGTGCTTGCTCATATGCTACTTGCTCAGGAGATTTCTCAAATGGCTTGAAGTTCACATTCTCAGTGGCCATGAGATAAGAGAACATCGGACCAATGTTATAGCTCTGTGCCAGAGTGGGAGATGTGGCAATCGCTTGCATGGCCACTTTCATGGCATCGCTGCTAATGACTTTCTCAGTCGGTAACATACCATCAGTCACCTTGAAGGTGAGAATGGCTTTGCGGAGTTCAACAGGATCAACTTGAACAACATTCTCTTGGGAGGGAGAGTAGATGGAAGCAGCGCCCTGATATTGTAGAATGTTAAGTTTGATCATCTCCTTGAGAGGAGTGAACACTTGAGATTCGTAGAGGAGAGCTGTGATCTGATCCTGAGAGGTAGCATTGGACATAGTGGATTCCCACTGTCCATCTGTTTTGTTTCCTTTGACAAACTGTCCTTGTCGAACCTGATTCTGACCGTTCAGGACATTTGCGAATTGAGTGAGCGTGGAAATTTCTTGAATGGTGATGCCAGCTTGATCGTCTCGGAATGGAAAGGCATAGACAGCTTCCTGGATATTTTTTCCGTAGGCTGATGGGCGAACTGGAATCTTGGCCGCAGGATTTGGATTATTAATGTGGCCTTCTGCAATTCGTGAAGGATCATAGAGAACTCGGTCTGTCACAGCCCGGCGGCGGGATGCGATGACAGAGTTCATCAGAGCGGAAGTTACTTGCTGAAAAGGAAGTGCATCCTGAGCAAGAGACTTAGTCTGGTAAGAAAGGCCATCCTCGGAAGGACAGCCGAAAACTACAGGGATACGCTCATGCGCATTTGTCAGCCGTTCAGCATAGATGACAACTGAATGGTTGACAATAATGAATTTCCAAACTTGTGGAGTGTTAGGTGCAGGCACCCGCATTCCATAGTCGGAAGGAATGATACGGATGTATTCTGTGGAAACCTCGTAGATTCCACGGTAAGTGATCTTACCAGATTTCGAGCCGGCCGAGAGTCCAACCCAGGCATCCCAATCTGTGTAATAGATCATGGTAGGATCAATGAGAGCCTTACCATTGATCACAGGAAGATAGTAGGATGCACCATACATTGCATTATGGGCACCGAAATTCAGAGAGGAAGGAGACTCAAATGCGGCCGGGATGTTCTCAATAATTTTGTTGTCAAGAGAGGCAATGAATGCTTTGAGCGCAGTGCGGGACATTAGTTGTGTGCGCCCAGCAAACTCCCCGCGCGTGGGAATGTCATAGGGCTCAACACGGCAATCAAAATATGTATTGTAAGGATCCCAGCGCGTGAGTCGATTACCACTCCAGATAACCTCTTTCACCTTACCTTGCTGGCCTCGCTCGAAAGAAGGATCAGTTTCTAGTGCAGCAGTCGTGACTTTATCCCAGCAGCATTCGAGAGCAGAGAGGTTGTATTTGAAACCATCTTGAAAAAAGAGAAGGAGCTCACGAGTCCAAGAGCCTCGGATAGAATTCTCTTCGATTACCGCTTGCATCTGCTTGGCGGCCGAGATGTACTCTGGCGCCGAGACCACACCGAAGATTGGGTAATCAGTGAGGAACACTGCTGCTTGATAGGCAACTGCTGAACGAACTTGGGGCTTGATGATTGGGACTGTGATATTCTGAAACTTATCTGCGTCCCCTAGCACATTTGCGAGCCGGGCGCGCTCTTGTTCTTTAGTGTAATCCGCTTCTCGAATGTATGCGATGTCGATTTGTCGCATTGATTCACGGATGTTCCACTGTTTTTCTAGAAGAGTAGGTGCAGTTTTATGGAACTGCAGGATACCTTCTTGGGCGGCTTTGGAGATTTGGAATGCTTGGTTGGCTGCCATGGCTGCGCCTTAAAAGTGGCTAAACTTATTTAGAGCCAGAAGATTTTTTCTTCTCGGCGCGGGTTGCACGAGTTGCAAGATCCAAAAGCATTAGCATTTGAGTTGCAATTGTTGGATCGATGTGAGGTGGAGGAGGCTCATACGAGCTCACAGGCTCTTTTGCTTCCATGGAGGACGCATTGCCTACCGCAAAAGCAGGGAGTTCTACCTCAGTTGTACGATAGTCTAGATTAGACTTAAACCAGTCAGGAGCTAGACGGGAGATAAAATTGCGCAAGGGATAACGAGCCGGGTCTCTAAAAGATTTTGCTGGGTTAAAATCTATTTTTTCATAAGCGTCTCGGAATTGCCTAGACTCTGGGGTAGTTTCCGTGCGGTGAGAATAGTATTGTCGAGGCAACTGTCGTTGCGCGGCATGTGTCATCTCGTGCGTGATAGTGTTTAGTTTTGGAGCATACCCCAAATTAACAACACCTGTTGGAGGAAGATCACCTCCTGTTGCAAAACTGCCGAGAGAAGAAATTCTCACACCTTGTCTAATAGGAGGAATTGCTCCTCGTTCCCGCAGATAATTTAATACAACTCGGTAAGGAGTATTCTGCTCTGCTGCTTGAAGAGTCCGAACTAGCTGTTCTGTGGGCTCATTGATGAAGGTTTGTCTGTCTGCCATAATTTTTCAATCCTTCAGAAAGCACAGTTCTCCAGCTCAGACCTCACAGGAATCTCATTTGCTTCCTGTAGATCAATGGTGAGCTGAGATGCAATATACTCTCCATAGAGTTCAATCACCTTAGGTGCGTATGTTACACAGTCCAGAATACCGTCCACATTGTTTGACTTTGTGTGGTTGAAAGCCTGGATCTGTGTGAAAACCTGGGGCCGCACTGTAGATGCAAGATAGATTTCTCCGGCAAGAAGCGCCTTGAACATATCCAAGATTCGGGAGTTTTTGGAGCGCTGACCGGAGTATACATCTACGAAATTGATTCCAATGATGCCGAGCTGAGAACAGACTTGCTCTGACCAATAGAGCAGAGAGTACTGAAAAGCATTGGATTCAATCGCGACAAGTGAGCAGTTCCATTTGAAGCAGAGTTTAAGCGCTTCTTTAATTGTATCACCAGGAGATAGTCTTCCTTCTATGATTTCGCGGCAGACAGGTTTGGAATCCCAGAGCTCAAAATAGGCAAGAGTGACTGCGTCAGAATTGTGCTTATCGTTTGATGGGTCGATGATGATGAATGAGCCTTGATGGATTCCTCCTGAGAAATCTGTTTCGTATGGGCAGGCAGGAATCTTAGATGTGTCGATTAGGAGGTTGACTGATGCGTTCTCATCATTGAGCACTTCAGCGTAGAAAACCTCGGGGCGCCCAGATTGTTGATCGTTAGAAAATTCTTTCAGGAGTTGTTCGAGAGGTTGTAGATCTTCCCAGAGCGATTCTACTGTGCCATCTGCACGCTGGAGAATACCGCCAGCAATAAATTTCACCCAAGTAGGATTCTGTTTGATGCGACGCAGAAGGCTCCATTTTGTGGGGTACATGTTTCCAATGAAGATAAAAAGACACCCATGAGGTGACTTTGCCTTCATTGCTGTACCATAGAGATCGGTCTCTAATTGCTGAGAAACTTGTTCAGAATCAGCATCATCTCGAGATTGGATGTCGTCGAAAACAATTACATCTGGGCGCTGATGTTTGACGTTTAAACCACGAACTGAGGAAACAGTTCCGGCGGCAAGAACGATTGTTCGGCCCCGAAAGCCGAATTTTTTCAGAACAGCTTGATCAGTTTCTAGTCCTAGGCGCCAATCACCAAAAGCTGCTCGAATGTTAGGCTCATCTAGGAAGTCACAGATGTCTGCAATGATTGCGGATGCTTTAGGAACTGAGTGCGCGCAGACAAGAATGAATGTGCGTTTAGTGAAGAGGATAACGTAGAGAAGAAAGATTTTTACGAATGTGGTTTTAGCAAATCCGCGGGGCAGGCCGATGGCGAGTTGGGAAAAATCACGTTCGCGGTGGATGTAGGAGAGGAGCCAAGACCAGATTGCTTTGAAAACTGGAGGGAAGAAGTAGCGAAAAACTGTGGGCAGAGCAAGGGCGGCCAGGAAATCTAGAGATTCCTTAGCATTCTGTTGAACCTGGTCTGCAGAAACTGCTACCTGTTGAATTGGATCAGGTGGCAGTTCTGTTTCGGAAGCAGGATCAGAAAGTCCGAGGGCGGATTCTGAGAAACGAGAGCTCATTTGAAGGCTTGTTCAGGCAGAATCGGCTTTCGAGCAAGAAGTGCTTGCATTGCAAGGAGGTGGATGCGAGCAGCTTCTTTGTTTTTATGCTCCAAGCGCGCCCTAGTTTCTGCTTGTTGCAACATTTTCTGTTCCTGCGGCGTGAGAGAGGACATTTTTAGCTCCTGGAAGTGCTGAAGGTAGTAGATTTGCAAGGCGTCCTGATTGTACAGTGATGAGCTCTTGTTCACCAGCCTTGATTACTTGGTTTGCACTGTTAACTTGGACGGATTGGATGATCTGAACAGGGAGTGTAAGATTGATTACAGGCTGAGATTGTTGGATATGTTCGGGAGATGAGGCTCCACGGCGCTTTGCTGCGTTAACACGAGTGAAAGCTTGGATGATTTCATGAGGTTTGTGCATGAATGGGATGATATTTTCTAGTTTCTTAATCAGTGCGTCTTCAAGAGCGTCTAGTTTTTCGTCACGTTTTGAGTGTTTGAGCAGGTTTTGGAACCGGAGTTCTGTAACTTGTTTAGCGAAATGATCTTGGGAGAGGAATTGGGAGATTAGAGACTCTGAAACTCCCA